GGAATTGGCTCTGGACTGACGCTAAAGAAAACCATCAAGCGCATCGATTTTGACAGCCATAACACCCGCTGCGTCGCGCTAATTAGCGCCATGAACGAGCTCGGGCAGTGTAACTATTACGAGTCCGTAATGATGAATCCGCGCAATGCGCTGCACATTGCCAGCAAACTCAACCTCAGCACTGTTTTCACGGCCACTGGCTTTCATGTACCGGCTCGTGCGCAGCTTCTGAAACATCGCCCTTTTGATTCGCCCCTTCTTTGCCCTCAGCGGCTGACGCTTTCGTGCCTGATAGGGTGAGCCGTCCGGGGCTTTCTGCTGTTTAATCCGTTGCTGTTGCGCAGTTCTGAGCTGCTTTGCAATTTCACCGGCCAGTTTCCGACGCCCTGCAGGTGACAGGGAAGCAATCAGCCCGGCGAGCCGATCGTCAAAGGGTTTTAAATCACTCATCCCACTTGCTCACCAGTTCGCCGTTGATATACAGCTCTTTTGGCGGGGTAACGGGTTCAGGCAGTGGCGGCTCCGGGGCATAGCTGACATGCAGTGCGCCGTTTTCCTCTTTGATGATGGTGCGCTCGGTAAGCTGCAGGCTGATACTGATATCAACGTTGTCACCGTCGTTTAAATCCATCTGGAAGCGATAGCCTTTTTTCCGCCCCTCATCGAGCGTGCAAATATCCGGCTGGTTTTCCCTGAGCCATGCCGCCACCGGCACAAAAATCAAATCCGGGTCGCCGACAAAATCACACACGATCACATTCAGGGTGTAAATCTTCTCGTGTGATAGCGAGGCCGCGAGGCGCGCATCGATATTCCCCTCGTCGGCAAAGATGCGCATCATTTCCGGGTTGGTTTTTAGCTGCGGTACGGCGTCAGTTAAAGCCTTGCGCAGGCTGCGTGCTTTCTTCATCGATTTTATCCTGACACTCTTTGATGGTTTCGACCTTAATCGCGCAGGCGGTGAGCGCCAGCTCAAGCCGCCGAATATCCGCACTCAAATCACCGTTAGTGGCGGGGTCGCTCCCCGGCATCGGGCAAAGACTCACTTTCGGGCAGGCGTTGTAAACAATGAGCGGCGGAGGCGCAGCCCGTTCGGGTGTGCAACCGGCGCACAACATCAGGAAGCTTATCGCCAGACCACTGGCGCAACGTTTCATTTTCACTCATTAGCCTCGCTATAGTTTCTTCACGCTTTGCCGCTATCTCACCGGCAGTAAAGAGCTCATTACCGAGCCGCACCTGCGCGGCTTCGTTTGTCCTGGCGATTCGCTGCGACACGGAAAGCTGATTCTTCAGCATTACGATCACGTTTTTCTGCTCACCGGCGACCTTGTTTGCGCGCTCAAAGGAGCGGGTCAGATTGCCGTTTTCGTGGCGCAGCCAGAGCACCACCGCGACCAGCGCGGCCACCACAAAACACATCGCTACTTTCATCAAAGCCCCCTGATGCAATAGGCACGCTCACGCGCGCGGCGATTCTCAAGCCCTTTGTTTCTGACGCCGTTCACAAACACCCATCGGGTGAGCTGGTCGCAGGCCTGCCACCACTGCTGACGCTTGATGAACGAGACCAGCGTCGAGCGACAGGCCGCGCCGGTGCCGACGTTAAAGGCAAAGCTGACGAGGGTGTCATAGATACTCGGCGGCATTTCCACCGGCACGCAGATCGCGAGCCTTTGCTCGACGTTAAGCACATCCGCGACGAGGTTTGCCGCCGCCTGACGCTCGGTGATATCCCCTTTCGGCACGACGCCTGCAGTGTGGCCTATGCCTGACGTCCACACTCCCGCGCTGCACTGGTAAGGTGTCAGGCGACATCCTTCGAGGTCGGCAATCAGTGCCAGCCCCTCGGGCGAGGTGTTAAGCAGACGAAAATCAGGCATCAGCGCCGCCAGCGCCAGCACTGCGGCCACACTGCATTTTTTAATGATTGATTTCACGAATAACCTCCTTATCAAGCCCGAGCGATGTCAGGTAGCGAAAGGTTTTGCGCTTAAACCAGAAGTTCGTCAGCGCCGTGAAAATGGCGCACGCGCTACCCACATACAGCCCCAGCTTTTCGGGCGACATCGCCCCGAAATACGCCACGCCCACGGCGAGCCAGTAGGCGATAAACGTGGTGATTTTTTCCATACTCAATCCCATAGATTCACCGTTTCGGTTCTGGCCGCGCTGTCGGTCTCGGGCAGCTCGATCGCCGTGCCGTGCGGAAGGATGACACCGAGCTCAGACAGACCGGGATTAGCCTCTAACACGGTTTCGACCACGCCCTCAGTGCGCCCGTAATACCGTGCGCAAATGGCGTCGAGGGTGTCGCCCTGCAGCGCATACGCTCTCATCAAATTTGCCCCACAATGCAGCGCGCTTTGTCCTGGATGCGCGCCACAGACCAGCGCATATCCCGCCACATCTCGTCGATAGTGCTGTCGATGCTGTCGGCCTTTTTATCGCCTTTGGCGGTTGCATCGACGCTGCGGAAACGCTCGTAAAGCGTGGCAGTCGTCATCGAGCACACGGCGTTAAAGTAGTGGAAAAGGCGCACACTCTCGCCGTCGAGCTCGTCGGTCGGCACATCCGCAAGCGTGTCGTAACCGGCATCGAGCTGACGATCGCGCCACTCGCCGAGCTCGGCGTTTGTTTCCGCGATGGCGGTTTTGATTGCCCGGCGCAGGCGCACCGGTGAAACCGTCTGCTCAAGGCGCATTTCTTCGCGCACGCGCTTCGGATCAACATCAGGGTAAAAAGGGGTGTTTTTGATTACCGGCTCGCTCACGCCCGGTGGCGGAATCACCACGCCCGGCACATCCTGCGGCTCTTTGTTCTGCTCAATAATCAGCGTCGTCATGACAACCTCGGGTAATGGATGGGCGGTGGACGCCGGTCGCAGTCAGGGCAATTGATACCCGCATTGACCGGCGTGCCGCCCGGCTCGGGGAGCGCTCGTTTAACCTGCGGCTTTTGCCGCTTTTGGTGGACGCCCGCGACGTGCCGCCGGTTTAGCGGTGGCCTTTCGCGTGCGCGGTTTATTCACTTTTGGTAAAGCCTCAGCTTTTGGCGCGGATTCGGGCTTCGGCTTAAGGGCTCGCTCAAGTTGCTCGATATCCTTACGCACGCCGATTGCCCCCTCTAACTGGATCGCGCGCTGCAGGTGCGCCAGCGCCTCGGCCTGTTGCCCTGCATCACGCAGCACGTAGCCGGTGATTTTGTGCAGCTTCGCGCGCACGATATCCGGCATATCCGCACGTGCGGTGAGGTAGAGCGTATCGAGAAGGCTCGCCAGTTCGACCGGCTTCTTTGTACTGCGCAGACGCTGTGCGGCCAGCGCCACCTCTTCGGCCAGCAGGTACGGTGTCGGACGGCGACCGGTTGGCATGGTGAGCCCGTAGGCCATGGCATAACGGGCAATTTCCAGCGCCCCGGCGATATCGTCAGCGTCGAGACGCCACAGCATGACGGTCATCACGATGTCATCCTGCGCGCCTTTGCCACCGGTAAGCACACCGGCGACCCACGGCAGATAGAACGGCAGCAGCTCGCGCTTTTTATCGGCCTTGCGCTCATTGGAACGGATTTGTTTTAGCGTGCGGTTGTCTGCGGCCAGCTTAACCAGCATCTGCTCATAGGCAGTTGCATTGCGCAGCGGGGCTGCTACCCGCCGCGTAGTTTCAGAGGCCGAGACCCGCATCATGTGACGCGCTGCGGGACTCGTCATGGCTTACTCTCCGCCTTCGTTATTTGCTGGCACGGAAGCGCTTTCCGGCTCTGCAGGTGGCGTGAAGTCACCGAGATTGATGTTTTCAATCAGGCAACCTGCGGCGTAAGCCTCGACCACGTAATCGATATTCATCGACTCGTAGTTTTCGATGCGGTCTTTCTTCGGCTCTTCGATGATGGCGCGGCGGTGCGCGTCGTCCATGAAGTAAATCGACAGGTTGTCGAGGCGCGTCACCATCAGGGCGTTAGCCGGGAAGTACGGCACGCGCACGGCGGGCAGGTTGCCGATGCGCTTCTGACTGATGATGATGTCAGCGGCCAGCGACTCGCTGTTTTCCTGCGCCTTGTTGACGATCGGGAAATACTTGTCGGCCATCAGCTTGCGACCGGTGATGACCACGAGCTCCGGGTCGTCCTGATAAATCTCATCAATCAGGTTGCCGGTGGCATCCATGACCAGCGCATCGAGGTTTTCGTAGTCGCCGTTTTTACCCACGCGGATCACATCGGAAATAACCTTGCCGTCGTCGTCGGTGATTTTTGACATCACACGCGCTGCGGCCTCATTGCGGTACTTCTGCAGCCAGCCCACCGCGACATCCTGCAGCATCGGGTTATTTTTGCGGTTCGAGGTGTCAGCACGCTCGATACCGTTGAAACCGGCCATGATGAAATCGAGCGCCTGACGCTTGATAATCGCGTCACGGATACGGTACCACCGATATGGCCATTACCCACTATCAGCTGGACGATGGCTCCGGAAGCAATGTCAAAATCACCCCGCAGCTGCTGTTCCGCGAAGGGTTTAAGGTGGCCGGGGATGACACCAACTGTCATCCTCAGTTGAGTTCGATAATCTGAGCGACAGGGAGTTCTCCGGTTCGCTTGGTCGCCTGTGCTTTATCCTGATCTGCGGCGCGCTGGCAATGGTCACCTGTTCGGTACCCAGCAGCGCACAGACGCCGGTCGATGGCAGAATGTCGTTAATT